TAGGCGGGACAGGCTCGCCTAACTTAATAACCTTATCGGGGAATATGGAACCGGGGAAAACAAAATGGCAAACGGAAATTTCGTAGTACAAAATGGTCTAACAATTGGACCATTAACAATCGATGCTGCAACAGGTAGCATCACCACAACAGGTAACATCAACGCTGTTGTTACTTCTACATCTGAAACAATTGGTACATTAACAGCTAACACTATTGTTGCTGGTAACAACGGTACTATTATCTTAACTGGTAATATTATCCCAAGTGCTAACTTAACATACGACTTGGGTAGTTTACAAAAACAATTCCACTCAGTATACGTTGGTCCAGGCACATTGTACATTAACGGTACACCAGTATTGGGTGCGTCTACAACAGGTACACCAACAATTAACATGACAGCGTCAGCTGGTCAGAACATTAGCGTTGCCACAAACGGCGGCGGTATTTTACAACTGGACGGTGGTGCAGCAGGCGCTGGCTACATTCAAATCAAGAGCCCATTGCAAATGGCTGCCGGCTACAACATCACAAGTAGCGATGGCAACGCAATTCAATTTGCTAACCAAATTGGTGTTGACTCGATCACATCACACTCGGCCAACACAAACTTTACCATCACTGCACAAGGTACTGGTAAAGTTGCTATCAACACAGATACAATTATTACTGGTAACTTGACAGTTAACGGTGTAACAGAAACTATCAACACAACAAACTTGTTGGTAAGCGATCAATATGCTGTTTTAAACAACGGTGTAACAGGTACTCCAACTCTAGATGCTGGTATCCGTATCAACCGTGGTACAAGCAACAACGCAGTATTAAAATGGACTGAATCAGTTCAAGCCTGGCAAATCAGTAGCGACAATACCACATACGGTAACATTGCTACACAAAGTTATGTATCAAGTGCTATTTCAGCAGCTACTCCAAGTGCCAGCACATTGACTGGTACAACACTAGCAAGCACTATTGTCAACAGCAGCTTGACAAGCGTTGGTACATTGGCCAACTTGACAGTAACCAATACCATTACTGGTTCAGTAAGTGGTAACGCTGGTACAGCAACCAAATTGGCTACAGCTAGAACTATTGCGTTGACAGGCGATGCAACTGCAAGCGGTTCATTTGATGGTAGTGCAAACTACAGTCAAGCTGTAACACTTGCCACAGTTAACAGCAACGTAGGTTCATTTGGTAATGCAACAACGATTCCGGTTATCACAGTTAACGCAAAAGGTCTTGTAACCGCAGTATCAACTGCTAGCATTTCTGGAGCATTGACATTTACTGGTGATGTGACTGGTACAGGTAGTACTGGTGGTTCAACAGCATTGACAATCGCATCCGGCGCAGTGACAAATGCCAAATTACAGTACAGCACAATTACTCATAGTGCTGGTACAGGTATTAGCATTTCTGGTGGTACTACAAGTTTAGGTGGTACTGTAACAATTACCAACAGCGGTGTCACAAGTTTAAGCAGCGGTGGTCACATTACTGCAAGTGCATCAACTGGTAGTATTACGCTAGGTTCAGATGCAACAAGCAGCAACACAGCTGGCACAATCGTTGCACGTGATGGTTCGGGCAACTTCAGTGCTGGTACAGTTAGTGCTACAGCAACAACAGCACAATACGCTGACTTGGCAGAAAACTACCAAGGCGACAAAGCGTATGCTCCTGGTACAGTAGTTATGTTTGGCGGCGATCAAGAAGTTACAGTAGCCGATGCAGATACACGTGCAGTGGCAGGTGTAGTATCTACTAACCCAGCTCACTTGATGAACGGTGGCCTAAACGGTGCCAACGTAGTTCCTGTAGCATTACAAGGTCGTGTTCCTTGTATGGTTATTGGTCCTGTCAAGAAAGGCGATATGCTAGTTTCAGCAGGATACGGTTATGCCAAGTCCAGTGCTAACCCACAAATGGGTCAAGTGATTGGTAAAGCATTGTACGACTTCCCAGGTAACAGCAAGGCTGTTATCGAAGTAGTTGTTGGTCGTATCTAATACTATTATCAGTATTGTCAAAAAGGGCGCTTAGGCGCCTTTTTTGTTTGGCGATAAATATACAATAACACGGAATTTAACTGATGGCATTAACTAGACCAAAAATTTGGGATATTGATACTAATATCGAATATTTTATGGACCCAATTACGGTCCTTCACCAAGGTGCATCTAGTGCCAACGTTGATGTGGGATTTTTATTTAATCGTGCCAACGGACTAGTTTCAAATGTTTCGTTGTATTGGTCAGAAACCAATCAAAGTTTTGTCACCGCATTTACCTCAAACACCGGTTCAACAAACAGTAATATTGCACCCAGCAGTTATGCCAACCTAACAGTAGGCAACGTACTGTTGATCAACGGTACCATTGCTATCAATGGAAACCTAGGGCTAGCAGGACAGTACATTGTGTCTACCGGATCGGGTATGGCCTGGACCACGGCTGCTTTCAACGGTGGCACAATTACTAATGCGTTGACAGTTACAGCCAACGTGACAGCACCACAATACAATTTTGCCAATGGCGTAAACATTTTATCAACTGTGACCAACACGTATGGTAATACACAGGTGGCTGCCTACTTACCAACGTATAACGGTGCATTAACAGCAAATGCACTTACAGTATCACAAACTGGAACTGGTAATCAATATGCACTAACTATGAAAGGTTCCGGTTCTGGCGACCAGTGGGCTTTTACAGTAGGAAGTACAGCTGGACAAAATAATATTACTAGTCTTAATACTGCCGGTAGTAGTTATGCACCTTTTACAGTAAACGGATCAACATTCACTATTGGCACAACTGGCGCCAGCGCAACCACAAGCGTATCAATTGACAACACTGGTGCAACTCGAGCCTACGGGAATTTAACATACGGTGTAGTACCAATTCTCAACAGCTCAAGTACTACTACCAGCATAGGAACCAGCCCGGTGGCCATTGACTCATTTAGCAGCACAGCTTATCGTAGTGCCAAATATGTGATATCAGTTACTGATGTGACCAATACCGCATATCAAACGTCAGAAATATTGCTGATGCAAGACGGCACCAACTCAACTATCACCAGCTACGGATTGTTAGTTTCCAGTGGCAATGCCAAAATGTCATTTAGTTCCAACCTAGTAGCCGGCAACGTTACTTTATGGGGTACAGGAGTGAGTGCAAATAACACAGTAAAACTGGCTAGAACACTGATTCCAGTCTAAACTCCATAAATACAATATAAGAAACCCAAGGATTGTTAAAATGCAAATGCTAAAAGAAATTTATCGTGCTACATATGGTGGAGAACACATTGTTTCTCAATTGACTCTTCGCGACGGCGACTGGGAAACTGAAACTGAATATGTACCAAATAGTGTGTTTGCAACACATACTACAAATCAAGCTGTGGCCATTGGTAACGGTGAAAGTCGTTTGGCATTTGATTTAACACATTTGGCCAACCACAAAGGTGGATTGTTGGGCGAAAACAAATTGCAAACTTACGGTTGCAATGCACTATACAGAGATTTCGCTCCAGACTTTTTAGTAGCAGTTGGTCCCGACACTGGCGACGAAAACGACATCATTAAAGAAATTGCCGACAGCGGTTATGCAGACAACCATATTGTATACACCAACACTTTTGGAATCACACAATATCCTGGTAAATTTTATCTAGTACCACAAAACATACACTACGACAGTGGTGCATTGGCTGCCTATTTGGCCTGTTTTGATGGACATAAAAAAGTATTTTTGTTGGGTTATGACAACTATGTACACGATCAGAAGTCATCAAGTGTGTACGCTGGAACAAAATGTTATCCAACAGATGAAATATTCAATGGCGCATTTTTTGAATTGAGTTTACTCAATGTTATGAAAACTTATTTGTCGGTTGAATTTGTTCGCATCACACCAACTGTTCAAACTTTTTGTCCCGATAGTTGGCAAGCTCAATTGAATTTTAGACAGATCAGTTTTAGAGATTTTGTTTTTGAAGCTGATATTGGTTAATTCAATATTGATTCTAGCGTTTTAATTTTCTTTTTAACAATATTAAAACTGAAACTACGCCAGAGCCCCGGATGTAACGGGGTTGGGTGATCATCCAGATTGACCCAGCAGTAACCCCTGTGTTCGTTGTTTAATACAGGAACAAACTCCTCCTCAACAGTTACCAAGAATGTGTAGTATACAAATTTTTGATTGTCGGCAGTGAATGTTTCCAATGGAATAAATTTACGGTTGGTATAATCCTGACCTATTTCTTCGCGTATTTCTCTTACCAGTGCGTGTATAACAGTTTCGTTGGGTTCAATTTTTCCACCAGCTATACCCCAACTGCCTGCGTGACGACTTTTGTTTCTCAACAAGAACAAGTAACGATGAGTATTTTTTGCGTAGATTAACGCACCTACGCCTTCGGAGCATTCTTTCATTATGGTACCAAACTCCACATACCGGATCGGTAAAAACCTTCGTAACTTTTGACCCAAGCAGAGCCAGTCCAGCAGTATTGTATTGTGGTTTTTAAATTGGCCACATACTGCACACCAGGATTGTTTTGACTGTCAAATGCCACTTGCCAGTAGTTGCCATTCCATTCAATAATGTCATTGGCTCGAGCTATCAAGTTTGTGCCCGGAGTTCCGCGCCACGCAACGGCCGGCTCAGTGTTGGCTTCGCCGATGGGATTTAAGATCAAGTATCTAGTACCAGCGGTAGGGCTCAGCAAATGCATCTGTTCTACATTAACTGTCATTGGATCAATAATAGCATCTACCGGCGCCAGGGTATTGGCCGGCAATGTTGCTGGATCGGGTGTAAACAATAATTGTGTATCATCTGTGGGGTTGTATGCAACAGTACCAACTATTTGGTGTAGACCAGTAGGACTATCAAATGTTAATCTGAGTTGACTGATACCGTTGGTTAACCGACCGTATAAACCAGTCAAACTATTCCATTTGACAGTTTGTCCGTAAACAGTACCATCGCTTTCAGTTACTCCATACTTGTACAAAGTCAATGAATTGCCAACAAACAGCACTTCATAATTCATTGGTGTAAATTGCTGACGTGCCACTAGCCCTTGTAAGTTGGTTAACACTTCTTCGCTCAAGGTACCTTCTTCGCTGTATATGCTGGCAACAATCTGTGATACAACTCCGCCTTTTTTAACTTTGGCCGGCAAGCTGATCCAGATAGGCATTTCAAATGTCAAGGTAGCAACATCAATGGATTCATCTGCGCCAGACGGAATTGATCTATTGGTATAGTCGGTGTTGGTCAACAGCACAACACTCAAACTGGTCCAGTCAATGAAGTTATCGTTGCTTTGTATTTCTATGCCAGGATTGAACAAGGGAATAATTTGTTCAAGTATTTGATGTTTTTGTTCGGTGTTTGATGTCCATATGTCCAGCTTCATAGTCAGCTTGTATGGTGCTGGCATCATACGATCTACAGTATACAGGCCATCAGAACTGGCTTCGTACGATTCAGTGTCTTCGTTGTAAACTCTTTCATTGACACGTATGGATCCTTCGTGATAAGGATTTTGTACACGGTCGCGATCGTATTGCAATGCAGAAATATAACAGGCCATTGCCGGTACCGAATTCAAACTGTTTTCGCTGTTGCCACGCAGGATCATTGCAGCCTGTCTGCTGACATCGCCGTAGTAGACTGGAACAGTTTGTAGTGTATGATTACCGTCGGAATTTTTACCAAATTCAACTTGGAATCCAGAAACCATTCTAATAAATTGAATCACGAATCGACGTATCTGTCCGTCGTAACTGAATTGTACAGCCATTAATTATCTGCCTTGGGTTTTAGTACCTGACTCAATGCTTGTCTTTCGGTATGTGACACACCTTGAGAGTCAGTGTAGGTATTAGTGTTATTTACATAGGTCATACGCTGTGTGCTAGAATCTTCGCTCGGAGTGATATTGGTTCTAACCTTGTCTTCGATCTTGGTCCAGCTTCGGCCGTTGAAACGGAACAAACGATTTGGCAAGTAGTCTAGGCGTAGGAAATAGTCTCCTTCGTTTGGATGTGCTGGGAACGCAATGCCTGCACCAGTAGGTACACCATTGGGAGCCAGCCCATCACCGGACAAGTAACCTTCAATTTTATAATTGGGAGTAGGAGATCCCTGATCTGAGTTAACTACCGAATTGTCAGCTGTGATAACAGTACTGTCGGCTGCAATTGGAATTCCAGCTGGTGAACCGTCGTTGTTAAATGGCGTGGTATAAAGTGTACTGGTATCGTAACCAGATTTGGGAACATCGACTTCGGCCTGAGTTACAATGGCCTCGTTGATATTTAGGTATTTGTCGTAAGTGCTTAAAATTTGACCAACCGGTGTGTCTGTGCCCGGGCCAGCTTTGATTCGGTCAAGTATATCTTTGTACTCTTGACTGTCTACTAAGGGATTAAGTTTGACACGCCACAGGTGTGGCCACCAAGTTGGGCTAAAACCTTCAGCGGCAAATGATGCGTCACCTACCACATAATATCTCTTTAATGCAGCCGGCACATCTTGATCCAGTGCATCGTAATCTTTCAAATGTTGTAGCTCTAGCACGTCACCGGCAATCAATTTGCGCCCTAGCATATCAACCATATCACGCAAATGGAAAACCATAAAGATGGTACCAGTTTGCAAGAACAAGCCAAATTGACTTAGATCAAAGTCTTGGTCACCGCGTTGGTAGATACCACGCATTTTGTAAACATCCTGATCGTACTTGCGATCACGGTTTTCTAACCACAGCAAGTCTTGAATATTTTGTTCACTTTGATTTAGGTAATCGGGTTTGGTAGCATCAGTACTACCGGTTTGTTCGATTGGCCCTAGATACTTGTTTACCAAAATTCCAGTACCGCCAATGGTAAACATTTCGCTGATCCGGCGATCTATAAACTTGTAATCATTTGAATGTTGGCCGTCTTTCCAAAGACTTAAACGCGGCATAGTCAATCCCTATATTGTAGTATTTATGGGTTTGACCAACAATGGTCAAAATGCTATACTAGCACTATGGAGCACAATTCTGACTACAAACATCGTATAGATCAGGCATTTTTTGCCATAATACAGGTGCGCCCAGATCAACGCGAAGATCTAAGACGTATGTGGCGTGCCACTAGAAATTTATGGGATCAATTGGATATTGAGCTAATTAACTGCAAGCGATTGCACAAAGTAACACCAAAGTATGCAGAATTAGAAACTGAGCTAAGTCAGTGTTTACTAACATTGGAAGGCTACATTAGTTGGGGGCATCTGTGCGGTTGACTAAATATTACCAAAATGCTATACTAGGCTATACGAATAAGGAGCAGGCACAGTGAAACTCAACGGTAAAACAGTCAGAACCAAAGCCAAAGTTCAACGAAATCCCCTGATGGTGGATGAAAAATACACAGGTGAAGAACCGGTGTGGGACACTGAACGAGCCTTGACTTTTGATGATGCCACTTTTGATCATCACCTGCGTCGTGCATTTTATTACTACAATTATTTTTACAACCAAAAAGACTGTAAAAAGTATGTGGTGGAGTGGATGAAAGATCCCAAAAACGGGTTTACTGCCGCAGACGTCAAAACATTTAGCCGTAGCCCGGATCGTGCAATCGAAATGACAGCTTGCAGTCTTGTTATGGCACATCGTCAAGGAATGCCATTCAAACCTAGATCATTGGAATATCTCAAGTCAGCTATTGTCAAAGCCATCAACAGCACAGCCGACGAAGTGGAAGAAGTAGCAACAGAAGAAAAACCCAAGGCATACGTGCCCACTATCCAGGATAGACTAAATGAAAAAACAGCAGACACCATTGGCGAACTTGAAGGTCACTACGATGAGTTTATTAGTAACCCTAAGTACCAGTTTAAGCCTTATGATTTTCTTGTGGCTAACAATGTTCCCCAGAGCCAGCTGACCAAATACGAAGAAGTGTACCAAAAGCGGTTCAATGAACTCCGTGCCGCCTACGAAAAACAAGACGAGCAATTGGTCGAAGGCTACAGTCATATGAAATCTGCAGACTTCAAACGTGTGTTCACTTTCCTGGATCAAATTTTAAACGACATTATTCAGTATCGCGGAGTTAAAAAAGCAACCAAGAAAGTTCGTGCTCCAAAGTCGGTCAGCAAAGAAAAAGTAGTGTCCAAACTCAAATATGCCAAAGAAGACAAAGTGCTACGTTTGATCAGTGTCAATCCCGCAGACATTGTTGGTGCTCAAGAACTATGGGTTTACAACAGCAAAACACGCAAACTGGGCAAGTATGTAGCTGACAGTTTAAAAGGACCCTTAAATGTCAAAGGAACCACGATTATCGGCTACGATGAGCACAAAAGCACGTCAAAAACCCTCCGCAAACCTGAAGAAAAACTCAAGGAGTTTGCCAAGGCTACTAAGATACAGCTACGCAAATTCTTGGAAGATATCAAAGCAACTGAAACCAGACTCAACGGTCGCATCAATCAAGATACCCTATTACTCCGTGTACAGTAATAAATACTGTATAGACGGAGTAATCGATGGCCACACCATTTCCTAATGCAGTGACCCCAGAACCTGGGTACGATGCACAAAACAACATAACAGCAAGAAGCCTGTTCAATGCCAACACAGGGTCGCAGTCAGGGCCTCATATAGCATTTGATGGCAATCCTGATGTAACATTTCCTGGTGTAACAGACCCCAGCTGGCAGTATGGTAACACTACCGATTCAATGCGAGCCAGCATTGTTGATTATATCCGTATGCGCCTAGGCGACGGTATTGTTGACGTTGAGCTAGACAAAGAACACTATGAAATGGGCATTAACCAAGCTCTAATCAAGTATCGTCAACGAGCACAAAACTCCACAGAAGAAAGTTATGCTAGCCTACAACTTCTTCCTGAAACACAAGAGTATATTTTGCCTAAAGAAATTCAAACAGTCAAGGCCATTTATCGTCGTGGTATCGGATCAGTCACAGGAACAACTGCCAGTCAATTTGAGCCGTTTGCTTCGGGTTACTTGAACACATATATGTTGACTGCAGGTCGTGTTGGCGGCTTGACCAATTATGAATTGTTTGTAGATTATCAAAAGCTGGCTATGAAAATGTTTGGTGGCTTTATGAACTTTACGTTTAATCCAGTTACCAAGAAGCTGACTATTGTTCGCAAAATGCCTTGGCAAGGTGCTAACCCGCAGTTGGATCAACAGGAGTCGGTATTGCTACACATATTCAATACCAAACCAGATCAAATGATCTTTAACGACACTTACGCATTTCCTTGGATACAAGAATATGCCTACAGTTTCTGCAAGCGCATCTTGGGTGAAGCACGTAGCAAGTTTAGTCAAATTGCTGGCCCACAAGGCGGCGGGCAGTTAAACGGCGATGCACTCAAACAAGAAGCACAGGCCGAAATGGAAAAACTAGAAGAAGATCTCAAAACCTATGTGGATGGATCGCAACCATTAACTTGGGTAATAGGATAATTGACAAACACTTGAAAGTATGTAAAAATAGCCCTTATATATTGAGGGCTTTTTTATGATCATAGGTGTATGTGGGTTCATTGGTTCGGGTAAAGATACTATTGCTGACTACTTGGTTGGCTTTCACGGTTACCGTCGCGACAGCTTTGCTGGCACACTCAAAGATGCTGTGGCTGCAGTATTTGGGTGGGACAGAGAACTGTTGGAAGGACGTACACCCGAAGCACGTGCCTGGCGCGAACAAGTAGATCCATGGTGGGCCAACCGTTTATCAATGCCTGCACTAACTCCGCGTTGGGTCCTGCAACACTGGGGAACTGAAGTGTGCCGTCGAGCGTTTCACGATGATATTTGGATCGCAGCACTGGAGGCACGACTGAGCCGTCGTAGCGACAATACTGTGATTAGTGATGTGCGTTTCCCTAACGAAATTGCCAGTATTCGCAATGCTGGCGGTATTGTTATCAGAGTGGTACGTGGTGAAGAACCCACATGGTACGGAGTGGCACAGGCCGCAAATCAGCACCCACAGCCCAATGCCAGCAGTGAGATTCTTGGTAAACTGGGAATACACATCAGTGAAACTGCTTGGGTTGGTACCAAGTTTGATGCAGTAATTGACAACAACGGCACCATTGAAGAACTGTATAACCAAGTTAAAAATCTGGTACAATCGGACTAGGTTTCCACGGAAGATTACTGCTGAGCAATTCAATACGGCAGTTGGCACAAACTGTTTTTAAATTAAACGAGTTGCAATTTTTTAAATTGCCATCCACGTGATAAACAAATAATTGTTTAACAGGTAGCTTGGCACGAAAGTTGCAAACTTCGCATCTTTCTTTTTTCTTATAGCCAGACTTGACCCACAGTGGCCTAACGGCCTTTAGTTTACGACCTTTTCGTATGCAAGGCGCACAACTGTTGCGATAGTGAGTGACACCATCCTTGCGATAGTTAACTGCAACAAGGGTTTCGTTGCATATGGGGCACAAATTGCGTTTTAACATACAGTTATTTACGCTAAACCTTTGCAAAGGCTCCAATTAGATCCAAAATTTTCTCCTTTATTATAAATAACTATAATGCAATTTAAAGGATAAAAACCATGGCACTAGTTTCTCCAGGAATATCAATTTCCATCAACGATCAGAGTCAATATGTTAACAGCAATATTGGCTCAGTACCATTTGTATTGTTAGCTACAGCGGAAAATAAAACCTACAACGGTTCGTTGGCTACAGGTACTACAAAAGCCAATGCTGGTAAATTACAATCATTTACTAGCCAACGCGATTTAGTAACAGCAATGGGAACACCGTCATTCCAAATGAGCTCTTCGGGTTCAATGGTCAATGCCAGTGAAATCAGCGAATACGGTTTAATGGCAGCTTACAGCGCACTAGGCCTAGGTAATCAGCTATATGCTATCCGTGCCGATATTGATCTTAACGAATTAACAGGAACATCAGTTCGCCCAGTAGCTGCTCCGACCGACGGCGCAGAATGGTTAGATTTAGCCAATACCGATTGGGGTATTTACGAATTAGATCGCACAGTTAGCCCTGCAGATTTCAATGAAATCGCTCCGTTAACTTTGACAGATCCAACACAAGTTGTAAACGATACTTCTACATACAGCAACGTTACTGTTCCAACACCACGTGCATCTGTTGGTGTTACAGGTAGCTATGTATTGCCACTAGTTACACAAACTGGTACAGCTGCAGCAACTATCCGTTTATTTTACAAAGCTACAGCATTGTCAACCAAGTCTACTTGGAACGGCCAAACAAACGCAAACAGTTGGGTAATGGTTGGTAGTCCAGATTGGCAACGTGCCAGATACGCCGCTGTTTCAGCTGGCGCTATCAGCGGTACAGTTGGCGGTACTACTGGTACTGATGTACGTTTGATCATTAACAGTACCAACATTACTGCTGCTGATTTTGGCGGTATCAGCACTACATTAACAGCTAACTTGTTGGCTCAAACAATTAACAGCAAACAGATTCCAGGCGTGTATGCCCTAGCAGCTGGTAACCCAGGTTTGGTTTACTTGTTTGTTACCAATGCTTCTTCAAGCACTGGCGGCGCAGCCAACGGCGCAATGACAATCAGCGGTGCATTGGGCTCTAGCACAACATCTGGTCTACGTATCACCGGCACATACAATGCACCATACTTGTTCTACGGCAACTATGC